CAATTAAAGAGCCACTTATAGTTTGGTCACCAACAAAATTATTTGAACCTGTTGTTGCTACTCCAGCTGGAACTGCTCCTGCAAATGAAGATGTTGGTACTTGTGTATTTTGTCCTAATGAATTACCCACCCATGCATATCCATTTTGTAGTGATGCAGTAAATCCTGCACTTGCACTCAATGGAGTTAACACTGCTACTCTACCATCCGTATAGTTTGCCTTATTTTGGAAACCAAATACCGCAGGGTAAGTATCACCAGCAGTATTGTTTACATAAAATGCCGGGCCAGTTGACCATTCAGTAATTCCGAATACAGATGGGTCTACCGTAAATCCTATTTCATCAACAGTTACTGAGTCTTGTGTATAAATTGTTGATGGAAACATACCACCATTATCTGTTGCATTTCTAGTACTAATACTATTTCTATTGATTGTAGTAGTTCCTGCTGAGCCTGATACTGTAATTCTTGGTGCAGTTGTTCCACCTGTTGCAGATGAGGAAACAAATATTTGTCCTACAACCGTCAAATCAGTTGTTGCACTACCACTAATTGTTACACTACCACTAATAGTTTGATTACCTACGAATGCGTTACTACCTGTTGTAGCGAATGAGCCTGTATTTATTGTAGTACCACCAGCTATTGATGAAGATGGTATGTTTTTCCAAAGTGATGAAGTTGCTTCATAAACTAATAAATCACCTTGTAATGGATTTGTTATTCTAACATTATGTAATTCGTTTAATTCCCATCCATTGGATATGTTAACGAACATTGAACCATTGTTTGATTGTACTCTAAGTACTTCACCCAATACTACTATTTGTAAAGGTGCTTGCGGTGCTACGTTTGTGAATTGACCTGAAGATGATAGATATAATAAATCACCTGCATTCATTCCCTGTGTATTTATACCAACTAATTTACCAATTACAGTTACATCACCATATTGTCCGCTTACTGCGGTGTTTGCTAATACACCTAATGTATTAGATGAGTTTACTTCAGTATCGTAAGATGCAGTATTGAATTGAGGATTATCTCCATTTGCTCCACTAATTCTTACAACAGTACCAATAGGTAAAGTAGATTGGTTAGCGTTTATAGCAGATACAATTACTTCTCTAGCTATTGATGCGGTTACTGCATATAGTGATGAAGATACAGCCATAGAGGATGTAACTGCGGAAGTTATGTAAGAAGATGTTGCTGCGTTTAAACTATTCAAAGAGTTTTGTGCACTTGCTGTGAAAGCGTTTGTACCTGCTACAGAAGCAGTAAATGCATTAAGAGCTGATATATCAGTTGAACCACCTGCTGAACCTGTATTAACAGTTACATTAAAAGTACTACCATTACCTTTTGTAAATGTAATAGTATTAAGATTTGCCGATGCAGTTGTTAATAAAGAGCCTGTATCGTATGTGATAGTAGATAAATTAGCAGCAAAGATGTTTCCACTCGCACTAATATCTCCCTGCGCATTAACAGATATGTTTAAAGTATTACCTAATCCATCCTGTAAATCAGTATAAGAAGATGAAATAGTCGTATCACTACCCAAATGGATAAGTGATATATAACTTTGTGAAATGTATTGGTTTGCTAAACTTCCCATTTATATTTATTTTATTTTAATCAAATTGCCACACTCTATATGCTACATCAGGGCCTGAACTCCAATTTTGTGGTGTTGTACCCCATACCTGCGGATTTGTCCATAAATCACAAACTGCACAATTTTCAAAATCCGTATATGGTAAAGCAAGTATTGGTAAATTCACAAAGTTATATTCATCATTATTTGTGAATGTATCAACAATAGTATAACACTTATAATCATAATAAGTAGTAATATCCCTTGATGAGTTGGGTGTTGTTTTACTTGCGAATACCTGTCCAACGCTACCACTACCATTTAAAGTAGCTCGGTATTGTGTGCCCGTATCGCAATCTTGGATTATGTAGCCAGAGCCCGAAGGGTTAATTAAAAAAAAAAGGCAACGATTTCTATCGTTGTGGGTGGTGAGTGTAAATGTGGCCACCCAACCGGCTAATCCATTATTGTATTCTTCTGCGAATGCTACGCAGGTTATATCATCGTTTATATCAAACCCTTGCACACCTCTTTGTGTATAAGATGTTAAATCGTTTATGATACCTAAAGTATTTGCGTGTATATCTACTACATCATCTACTCCATAGAATGGAATAGTTTGTGCGTTAACACTTCCTGATGATTCGTTATTCTTATTCTTAATCTTGTCAGCAACAGTCAGCTCAATCGTATAATTGGTAATATTTGTACCAAAGTTAGATTCAGTAATGTTTATATTACCGATTGGATAAGCTGGGAATTGGTCTACATCTATCTTTGTAATATCTCCTTGAGTTACTTCAGAAATAGATGGGTGATTACTCATTATTGTTTTAAAATAATTTAAAACATTATAGTATAATGAGAAATTTGTACCTGAATTATGAACGATTTGACTCATAGTTTATTATAATTGAATTCCACCAAAATATTGATTCGATTGGTCTGGGTAAATCTGCGTTTGATTTCCTACTGATTGTAAGTATTGTGGTATTTGGTTACTATATGCAATCAAATAGTTTTGTAATCTTAAAACGTAGTAATCAGCATTTGTTTGTGCCTGTTGTTTAAGATAATCTATTTCAGATTTAGATGGTGTTTCTCCTTGCTCACTCTTCTGCTTTACTGCACCATTAGATTTGAATTGTACTGAACTAAATGGAATATACTCAACGCATGAATACCAAATAAGAGTATTCTTAATATGGTCATTCAATAAGTCCTGATAATATACAGACAAACTACCAACAGTACCTGCTTCTATTTCAGCTTGTAGGAATTCGAATAGAACAGTACCTAAAGCGTTCTTTAAATACTTATCCTGCGCAGTTCTTACAAATGGTAATAGAGCATCTGCATCAATAGCACCCTGTAATGGTGTATTCTTAATGATATCGTTTCTTGTTATAAATAGTGCGTATGCCATATGGTTTATTAATTAAATTCTTTTGTAAAAAATGCTGATTGAGTTCCTACCCTTCTAATAAAATCTATTTCACTCATATCTTCTGCTTTATTTGGTAGTGGTTCAAAATCAGTTTCATCTCCACTATCTTCAGTTATTGCAGGATTCTCTAATGATTCGTTTGTTTCATCTTCTACTTGCGCTACAGTCTTACCTGTTTCTTCAGCAGTTTGTGAAAGAATTACTAAAGGAGTTAATTGCTCAAAATATAATTGTGTATCATCATATCCACCTTCTGTCAAAGCCATATCCAATGTATTTAAGATAAGGTTTTGGAATGGAGATATTGTCATTGTTTGCATAATAGAGAAAGCCGTTTTCATTTCTTCTGATTGAGAAGAGAATCCATTATTAGCAGTACGAATACCAAACAATAAAGGAGATGTTACTCTATGTGCAACTAAGATTCTATCTTGCGTATATTCAGCAACATAGTTATATTTCTCATGTAGGTTATCAATATTAATCGCATCAATTGTAGGTTTGGTCGCTGGGTCATCATTAAAAGATAACATAAAACGTCCAGCGTTATCTGTGCCAGTAAATTTAGCTTGAACCAAATCTTCAATAGTTTGTCTTTCTTCAGGAGCCGGTACACCATTATTAAAGTTTATCATTACTGCCGGTAAGAATCCATTAGTAATGTTATTCAAATGTAAGTTAGATATCTCACCTTCTGAAATTGAGAATTGCATTGCTGCTACCCAATCAGGCAGAGAATAATAGTATAACCCTGGACAATAGTTCTTTATATAAAGGATTTCCATTTTCTCATTCGATGTGCCGAATGCAGGAATCTTCTTTTTATCTTTAATCTTTCTTTGGTCATTCCAATCTACACAATAGTAGTAGTTCTCAATGCGTGGAGATGAACCAATCTTTTCTGCTCTTAGATATTGAACAGGTGTGTGGTAAAATTTAATTACCTTAGTATGGTCATCATTCCAATATACTTGGTATGCAGCATTGCCATATAATTTTAAATCAAATGATACTCTCTTAGTTTCTTCTTGCGGAATTAACTTCTGCAATATTTTATCATATGCAGGATTTTTAGAATATACACCTTTACCAAATATCAAATCAGCAATACCTTCAACACAAGCTGAATTTGTAGTAGATACATTGTATGCCATTGTAGTAGCATCAAAGAAATCATCATGCCCATAAACACCAAACGGAATCCATCCATATCTGGTCTTTGTATCTTCAGTTATAATTGGTAGCTGATTGTTATTAACATTTACAATCGAAAATTTTTGTGTTTGTTTCATATTAATCCATTATAATGTATCTATTCTCCGATTGATGAGAGATATATTGTTGATTTTGATTTTCGTAAACTGATTTATCAATTGTTCCAGATGCGTATACCTGAATAGAACCATTCCAAATAGGTTCAGTAGAGCCACTATTAATTAAGGTTGCTCTATATTCAGAACCAACTATTGCACCGCTTATAGAAGCAGTAAATGCTATAATCGATTCGTACCCATTATAAGTTATTCCACTCAATGAAGCAGTGATATTATCCAATAGATACATATCCTGCAAACTCATTGTAAATTGATTACTTGATGTAGGTTGTGTTCTAAATGTATATTCGTTGGATTGAGATATATGGTAAGCCAGCATTATCTATGATTTATCTTGTCTTTATCTAATAATAACATCGATTTATCCATAAATAGTTAAAACAAAAAAAGAGCACACCCGTTAGAGTGTACTCTTTAATATTTTAATGCTATACTGAATTAAGAGTTAGTTCCGTAAACTACAGTGTAGTTAGCGGTTAAACCACCTAATGCGCTAGTTGTTGTCGAACCTGATATAAATGCTGCTGGCAATTTCTCCATACCTGTGAAGGTTGCAGAGTAACCATAAAGGTCACCCATTGCTGCTCCTGTTTGGATAGTTCCTGCTGTCAAATCAGCACCATGCTCTTTACCAACTAACAATGCATCTCCGTTATTAGTCCATATGATAACCTGAGGTCTACCATAAGCCATTAACTTCAATTGTGTAGTCATTTCGTTTGTTAACTTTTTTAAGTTTAATACTAATTCTTGTGAGAAGAAAGTAGTACCATTTTCACGAGATGAGTTAACAGTTTCAGTATATGCACTTGTACCCTTTAATTCATAATAGTAAAGAGTAGAACCGGAAGGAACTGCTGTTACCTCTCCGTTACCATTCGTAGTGAAAGAACCTGTTGTGAAGTTGATAAAGTAAACTCCTTGAAGTCCACCAATCGACTCTTTACAAACTTCGTTTCTTCCAGCTGATAAATTACAAGCCATATCTTTAATGTTTTAGTTTTGTTAATATTTGGGTGAGGATTACTCCCCACCCTTAATTAGTTAGTTATTAGTATGCACCGTAGTAAACGATGTCAGAACCGATACCGAATTGAGTACCAGCGGTATATCTCATTACAACACGATAGTTTTGAGAACCATCGATGTTAGCCATGTCTAACACTCTTACTTCGTTGAAATCAGACATCAAGCCTGTACCGAAGAATAAGTTAGATTTTTGAGCTGCAACGATTTTAGATGCACTCATACCTGGACATAATACGATTTCGATACCATTGAAGTTGTAAGGCTTCTCTCCAACGTTAAATTGGTTGTTCCAACCATTAGCGCCAGATGCTCCACCTGCTTGTGATTGCTGATAAGCTTTAGCTACACCTGTACCTACATAAAGTACTAAGTCAGTCTTACCATAAACAGTTGCAGGGATTGTAGCAACTACATCTTCTAATACTGCGATTACGTTTGCTGAAGTAATAGAACCAGAGATAATTGCTCCTGTTCCGTTATCTTTTGCTGCTAATACAGCGCCTGCTCCACCTGCTGCTACTGAAGCAGATAATGCTGATTCGAATCCTAAGAACTGACCATTGATGTTAGTTCCTTGCCAGATTGATTGTTCAGTTGCTTCTGCTACTTTACCACCAACGTAAGAGATTAAGAAATCGTTGAAGTTCTTTGGAATTTCATCGAATGCAGAGAAACCTAATTGTAAAGCTTCCCAGCTGTCTACGAATTCTTGCTTACATAATTGTAAGTTAACTTGCAATTCTTTTGGTTCTAAGATTCTTTCAGAGATTGCTACTGAACCTGAAGTTGTGAAATCACAACTAGCATCTTGTACGATACCAGATACGTCTAATTTTTGGATTACTGATTTGTACTTCACGTTTGGCATGATAGATACAAGCTTCTTATCCAAAGTGTTTGCACTTAACAATGCTGCTGCGATGAAACCGCTAGCTGCTTCTCCTGAATAGGTAGAAGTAATTGTAGGAAGTGCGAAATTTTGTTTTGCTTTCATTTTCCTTGTTTTTAAATGATTTTAAATATTTTTACTTATAAAGTTTAGATAAGAAAGATGATTGTGAGTTTACAACCTTCTTACCATAATTTTTACTATTCTTTTCTGCTGAGAATCTCAATCCTTCTTCGATTGGTGCTCCATCTAATTTTGGAAGTTCTTCTTCGCTCATCTCCATTCCTTCTTCTTCTTCAGCTACTTCTGAATCAACGGGTGGCATCATAGCCTCTTCCATTTTCATTAGCTTCTTTTCCATCTCTTCGATTCTGTAAGCCATTTCTTCCATCTTCTTTTTCAATTCGATTTCGATTGATGGTTCTTCTTCATCATCTTCAGATTCGGTTTTTTCTTCTTTCATAGGAGCCTCATCATCTTGTGGGATAGTTTCAACTTCTTCAGTTTCTTCTGCCATTTTCAAAGTACCACTTGCAACTTGATTTTTTAAATCAGGCTTCTCATCTGCTTTAGTGATTTCGCCAGCTTGAGGTAAATCTTCTACTTTTACAACTTCTTCATCAGCAGCTGCTAACTCAACGTTTTCTCTTTCAACGATTTTACCGCCTTCAGTTCTAACTTTAATTAAGTTCTCATTTCCAGATTCATCTTTTAATGCTAACTCATGCATCCCGTCTGGTGCTGGAGTTTTAGTTCCATCTTCTGAAACTACGAACAAATCTTCACCTACATCGAATGTAGCTGATTCTACAATTGTTCCGTCTGCTAATTTTGCGTAAGTTAATACCACTTCTTCTTTTGATAAAAGTGATAATATCTTATTTAATACAGTTTTTGAATTCATGTCTAAATTGTTTTATATTGTTAATAACATCTATGTTTATAAAAATCATTATTTTCTTAATATCCAAAGTGATATTTTTGTGCATCCCAGTTCTTTGTTACAGACCCTGAATCTAATTGTGATTTGTAGATTCTAGTTATTGAAGTTTTTCCTACAAACCCTGCATTACTAAAATTAATTCCTAATGAGCCTGGTGCATACATTGAACCTGATGGTGAATATATTTGTGTATATGATGTGCTTATACCTGTATTTACACCATCTATATATATTGAACCGCTTGCTGCAGCTGGATATGATATCAGTAATTGATGCCAAGTACCTGTTGGAACGTATGAACCTAAATCTATTTCTTTAACAAAAGTTCCAGGTACGCCTATTAACCACAAATCATTTTGTGGTTGCAAAATCGTATATGCTGAATGGCCATTGCCGAAATTAAAAGTATTACCAATAAGTGTCATATTTGTACCTACTGGTACTGTTCTATTAAACCAAACTTCAATTGTGTATGCACTTTGTGATGGAACTAAATTTTTCCATTCAACATTTGTAGGTATTGAACCTGTGTTAAAATCTAACCAACTACCACTTGCTGATGAACTAAATGGTGCACTACCTGATATTGTTCCTGCTAACGAAGATACTAAATCAACAACGCTAGAACCAGAACCTGGATAACATTGTGTATCATTGAAATCATAATAGAATGTCAAACTCTGCGATACTATCGGGTCCGCAAATGGACCAACTTGACCAAATACTTCAGTGCTTCCTAAATAAACGGATGTAACAGGCGTAGAGCCTAAGTACATACCTGATACAGTAGAGCCTCCTAATGATATAGCCATATTAAATTATTATGTATAATGTATTTGGGTCTTTAGGTGATAATGCGGTGTATTCTGCAGAACTCAATGAAATTATCTTTGTTACTGATTCGGTACCTGTAAATGTATCTCCTACGTTTGTAATTACACTACCACTTGCAGAGCCCGATAAGAAATTCATAGAGCCTGTAAAAGATGAACTGCCACTTACGTTTAATGTACCTTCTACAAATGTGTTACTTCCACTATCGATTAAGAATCCAGTCTTTCTATTTGCTTCAGCAGTACCTGTACCTACTGCGAAAACAGTTTCAGCAGTCATATCTTTTGTACCATCTATTGAGTTCCATCTACCAGCGAATACTGAACCCCAATCTGCTGCTGTTGCTGCTGTTGGTCTACTATTAGTACCAATGGCTACTAACGATTGTCCTAAAAGTATTGTAGAGTTAACTTGTGCTAAATCACCATTTAGAGATGCAGATATTACGTTTCCACCACCAATGAAACCAGAAGCAGTAAGTGTTCTAGGTGGACCTGTAAAGGTTGTATTGGAGCCTGATGCGTATATAAAGTTAGGACCAATATTTAATAATCCACCAATTGTAAAGTTTGCAGTATTACTATTAAAGGTTGTTGGAAAATATGAGTTGTTTACCGTTAAACTACTTTGAGCAATTACATTACTAAAATTTATAGATGAGCTATCCATATTTAGAGTAGCCGTTCCACCAATATTATTATTAGTTATAGAAACAGATGATGATAAAGAAGTTTTGTATGCAGTTGCATTAACCGTTCCATTTATTAGGTTATTACTAAATGTTAAACCTGATACTGCTTTATCAAAACTAGTAGCTGTTGCTGTTCCTAATGAAATAGATGTACCAGTAACGTTAGAAATTACGTTACCATTCATCGTATATGCTGATGAAGAAACCGGTGTTCTTAATAATACACTTGCATTCATAAAGTTACTACCCATAGTAATTGGGAATGCTGCGGAGCCTGTTAATGATGGAATTGCTAGTGGATAAATATTATTCTGTCCACCAACATATCTAACAAATCCTGCAGTTACGTTAGATGGGTTAGTAAATATGTTATTACTACCTGATACAATAGTACGTTGTGTACCAGCATTAGCTTTCCATATAAAATTCACCTGGTCTGCCGATGATGCTGATATATGAGCCAATGCTGCAGATGATGATGCAAATGTTTTTCCAACTAATACTAAACTACCAGATATTGTAGCAAGTGTTGCTGTATTTAAAGAAGCATCTGAAAGCGTTTGAGTACCTGTAAATACATTCGAACCTGTTGTTGCGAATGAACCTGTCTTAGCCTGAATATCATCTACTTCCGCTTGAATAGATTGTGTAAATGCGTTTGTACCAGCGATTGATGCGGTAAACCCTTCTAATGCGTTTATTTCTAATTGTGCACTTGCGGTAAAATTGTTCAAAGGAACTAATGCTGATACACTTAATACTGAAGAAGTAAATGCAATCAATGAATTTACTTTAGCATCATTAGATTGTGTATATGAATTAAATTCAGTTTGTGATGTATAATTGGTATCCAAAGATGAACTCCAGCTTTCCAAATTATCTATTCTTAAATCAAAGGATTGTGATAATAAGGTTTGAGATTGTGTGTATGCATTAAATTCAGCTTGAGATGCATAACTTACATCTAAAGAAGAACTCCAGCTTTCTAAGCTAGTTATTCTCGTGTTAGCACTCTGTGTAAATGCGTTTGTTCCTGCTACACTTGCTGTAAATGCGTTTAAAGCATCAAATGTAACAGTGAATGATTGAGTGTAATTATTAAACGCAGTTTGATTCACTGTGGAATCAATCATGTCTCTATTAAATTCCCTTAATACTGATGGAGTAATTTGTCCATTGTTGTTATTAGGGAATGATTGATTATTTTCTACTATGAGAGCCTGTTTGCTTATCTCTGCCATATTGATTTATTTTTTCTTTTAATCTAGTACAATGTCGAAACCATCACTATATCCATCACTAAATGCACCACCTTTAGTTCTGTTAGGTGATTCAATCACTCCAATACCTTGCTGCATTAACGCACCTTGACAACACTTAACATCGTAAGTATTTGAGTCTAAACATAAACAAGCTCTTCTGCTGTTCTTAGGAGAACTTAATCCGCGTGTTGGACCAATGTATATGCCGCTATTATTTTCTCTATTTACAGAGTATCTTAAATTACCATTACGGCTGTTAGACCATTTACCCATAATATAGTTCCGTTTTATGTAATAACACCAATAAAACTAAAAATGATTATAGACCATTTCTTTTTAGAGCTTCTTTGTGTAGAATGGTTTCTAATTGATTTTTATCAGTCTTATAAGATAAGTATAACAGGCATTTTTCTAATGGCTCTTCAACTACTTTGTCGAATCGGAGAATATCGCCTTCTGCCAATTCAACAATTGCTGAATATGTTCCCCATTTTTTTCCAAAATTGGCCTGATGCTGCGTAGTGCTTCCTGCTCCATCGAAGACTTCAGGATAGAATTTAATAAGCTTGTTTGTAAATTCGATAAAAAAAAAAGTGCTCCAAAGTGTACATCCATAGGTACACCTAAGAATTTCTCCCAATCGGTTTCGCCTGTGTATGGTTTGATAGAATACATTTCACCTTGCTTCTTTGTTATAGGTCTATATAAGATATTCATTATCTTTGCCCAATTATCATCTATTCCGATTGTATTAAACTTAGATATATCAGCATAAGCACCATAAGCCATCTTAGATAGGTTTGGTTCGAATCCATATTCTACATCATCTATCTTTATAAATCTTTGTAGTGGCAACTTTACGTTTTGAATAAATGCTCCTAATTCAGTTCGTATTGTTTTATAAGCATCCATAGAAAGACCTTTAATATATTTTGGGTCTAATCCACATAGATGATATAGCATCAATGCGGTAATCGCATCATCATCACCTTCATAGTTTTTTATTTCCTTCTGCAACTCTATCCATTTCTTTAGAGTAATATCACCATACGATGTAGGTACGCTTATTTCTATTTCTTTTATCATAACATAAATTGTTTTAATATCATTGTTAATTGTTTTATTTTTGCATCTCCATTCTTTACATACGCATCCATTGCTATAATCTTTGCACGTAAGTCCTCATTCTCTTGCTGAAGTTCTTTTGCATAGAGTATTAAATCTCTAAGCTCATCTTCATTCCACGTTTTAGTATCTGTAATTTCCGATTGATATTGCATATTGTCCTTTCTTTTGTGCTGATTGTGATAATTTCATCATACAACAATATCTTGCTGCATCTATTAAGTGGTCCAATCCTCCTTCAGGTGTATCAGTTACATAACCATATTTGTCAGTTGCGTATTGATAGGAGTACATTTCGTTTATAAGATTCTGCGATTTATTGTGTATGAATATCTTATAGTTCTTCATTGTGTTAATACCGAACTTAATCGAATCCTTTCCTTTGGTTACTGGCTTTATGTTAAAACCCATTCGGTATAATTCTTCAATCAATCGTGGTTCTGCTGAATCAGCCCATATCTCCTCACTCTTTGTTATATCCAATGCTCTTAACTTATCTGCTATATCCTTAGTAACCAATCCTCTCTCATAGAGTAGTTCTTCAATATATATCCTATCGTTTGAGCGATATACTGCAACCAAAGCAGTAGGGTCAGAACTAAACCCAAAGTCAATCCCAAAGCCAACGAAATCACCATCGTGCTCACCACATAACTCAAAATCAAATATTGCTTTATCATTCGGGGCATATTCACCTTTACCATATATAGTCCAATATTTAGGGTTCTTCTCTTTTAGTTCTTCAATTGCATCAACCATTTCTTTTGGCAAATATGGATTATCCTTATATGTTGTTACATATCTTTCGCAGTTCTCCATCTTTCTTAACCAATGGTATGGAGATATAGTAGGGTTAAATGCTAATATGATTTTACCTGTTGTACGAATGCTTAGCTGAAAATAACTTTCCTCATCTATTTCCGATGCTTCATCAATAAAGAGAATATCCGATTTAAGACCTCTAAGCTTTTCCGCATCATCCGAATTAATAAATTGGATAGTAGATTCATTAAGGCGATATATCCTATCAGTAATATTAAAATCATCTTCTCTCCAAATGTTTAACCCTTTTAGAATATCGCTGAAATCCTTTATTACAGTCCTTTTAAGCGATGGAATTGTTTTCCTTACTATTGTTATGGTCAATGGAGTTTTAAGCGATTCTACGATAAGATATTGAAGAATAGCGTATGTCTTACCGCTACGTGTTCCACCTATATGCTGACTAACACGAGATTTACTTTCTAATAAGTTTTCAAACGTTACAGTAGTGTTAATCTCTACGTTCATAGACTATAGTATAGATTGCAAAGATTTATAAAATCATTAATAGATTGTTCAGCTTTTAAATATTCAGCTGACTCTCCACTTTTATATCCTTCTTCTAACACATTGGTTAGGTTGGCGATACCAATAGTCGATATAAGATTTTTTTCAAACTCTAATGATTGCTTCTCTGATAGTTTATCATGCACTATCTCTACGTCGTATTCACCAATTGAATCTACGAATTGCATCCAATGAGCATTTCTATTTGTAGAATAAGCTCTTCTACCCTTTCCTTTACCAACGTAGAATGGAACTCCATCTTTTGTTTTGTGTAAATAAACATAGTAGTTATTCATTGCTGCCTGATTTATTTATGTTTACTGATATAGATTGTATTCTCTGGTCTATCTCTGCTCTCATTTCTGTCCTACTTAATTTAGGCATATTAAACTCTAATAACTTAATTGCTAAATCAACTGCACCTTTTGGGTCTTTCTTAATCATCTCTTCCATTATAGATGGTAAGCTATCCAATACTTTATTTGTTGCACGAGCTACACTCAACTTCATCATTTCAGTCGAGCGATTGATAGCGCCAGGCGGCCTTCCCTTACTCATTTTATTACCTGCTTCGAACTTAGCCATATCGTTATTTTTTCGTTATTTAAACGTACTTATACATATATAACACAGCGCTATATAGTTTGTAGTTGATGCGTATATATGTATATATTATTTAAAGAGTGCGGATATAACTGTCCAAAGCATATTGAAACCCATTGATAGGATAAGGAATCCAAAT